CTATAGCATAATTATAACTTAATTCCAAGTATTAAATTGGATCATCCACAAAAACTCTATCATCAAAATTGACTGCTGTCACACTGCATTTTTTCTCTGTCGGTTTTATGGAGGTTACCCAATACTTCTCGACATTTCCGACTGCATAATGCGGCTTGTCGTATCTCACATTACTTGACAGTTCAAAATCCAACGGTGATAAAAGTTGAATGTGATGTGCGTCAACGGCAGAGCAGTTAATTTGCTGTACAGTTCCATTGTATCTACGGACATAAATCACACTTACATCACTAGGTACTGAGTCGCTTGTCTGTATGATTTGCTCTGTGCTGTCATAGCTGATTATATAGCCGTTAAATGCGTTTAAATCCTGCGGTAAAGCAACGGCAATCAACGAACCATAAGTACAGTTTAAAGCGTCAAATTCACACTCAAAGTCTATCTGCTTGCGTTGATAGATTACTTCTCTTAATCTACGGGAACCTAGAGCAATCGCTTTCTGAGAGTCAACCACCGCTAACACTTCGACCTTTTCCGTATTCTGCGAGTTTTGATAATTGTACACTGCTGATTCGTTTGTCGATTTGTCTATGTCAACGTAAACCTCGTCTTGTTTCCAATTCTGCGGATTCATGTATGTTATATCTGCTTCGTCATTGTCTGTAGGTGTTACAAAGTTATACGTTATCTTTGGTTCACCTATCATATTTGCACTTGTAAACATTTGCTCAACGTATTTATCAGCGGAACGATAAACAGCTTTGATCCGGTTACCGTCTATAACAGGTTCAGAAAAACCTATTTGCATACACTGTTTGATTGCTTCTAATACTGTAGTTGATTTATCAAAACGGTAATCAAAATTTAACCCTGCATCATTCCAAATTCGATCCATCAAAGTTAGATTGTCAGTATCATAGATTGAACCAAACTTTGAACTATCGCAAATATAGCGAATAGGTGAAGCAATAGATCTGTTTGATTCTTTGTCCTCTTCCATTGCCGCTTTCTGAACCGGAACCATGACGGTTTTTTCAGTAGGATATTGAATTTTTAAGTCTCCGACATACCATTGCCAATGCCAACCACCGGAGCCTAAAGTGCTATTTTGTTGCCATGAAATATATTGACCCCATACATTCGCTATCCATGGGTTTAAATCGGCAGTAAAATTGAAAATCAAAAAGTCATTCAACCAAACTTTGAGATAGCCTTTTGTGTGGTCTATTTTAACAGTACAACTTCCGTCTAAATTCATGCGCCATAATGGGAATAAATAAGTTCCAACCAAAACCCCATCGCCTAGAGTTCTTGATTTACCATAATTTGAACCGTCGATAATAGCAGGCGCAAATAAAGCCATAAGAATATAAGTATTGCTTTCAGTCCCTGCTTGTACTGGTATACCTTTCCAGTGTCCGCAAAAACCTAAATGAATACCCATACTGATCCTACCCTCATTGTTACGTTCAAAATAAGAATCGTCCTCAAAACAGAATCTTAAATTAAATGTGTCGATACTTTCGATTGACGTGATATAGGTCGGATTTTCCATAATTTCAGCATCGGTTTTGTCTAAGGTGTTAAAATATGTACCCGTATAATTGATGTATGAGTAAAATTCTATTAAGGTCTGATCACGTCTTGCTTTGAATCGGTCGTTTGTGAACCATACTGAGCATGGTATTAATGCGCTAGGATATTGACCGCCATTAGTCCATTCATTAAATACAACCGTCCTCCGGTGATACCCCTCGTTACCGTGTTTTGTCATGTAATTTGAGATATAAAAACCATCATCCGGCTCGCTGTCCCACTGTTTAGGATAATAACGGTTGTTGACTATAGTATCGTAAAGGTCGTTATAGTCATAAGTGAAGCTGTCTATACCCGTGACCTTTTGCTCTTCATAGACTGTTGTCTTAAAGTCTTTGAGACTTCCTAGTTTACGAGTCCATAAAGTTGAAATCTGATTGTCTGACAGTTCAGCTAAAGACTCTGAACCCCTAACCGTAATTGCAATAACTGTAACGTCTGGATAATAACTATCCTCTGATATTAAACATTTTAAGCCATTCCACATGAACGTTTGCATCACTTGACTGCTAGTAGTGTAATCAGACAGATTAGTAACACGGAACTCATACGCATTATCGCTGTTACCTACATCTACTGTGATAGTCTCTCCAAACGCATCCGGTGAACTGCGTGTATAAACTTTTGTCATACTCTGCGCCGTATCGGCAGATCCGGCAATTCTCCATTCTAAAAGAATAGTTGCAGTTCTACTCTCATAATCGCCTTGATCGCTCATAGAATACAAACCACTAGGGAATGAAAAATCAATCTCATAATAACGACTTGTTGCACCTATAGGACACGCTCTGTAATATCCGGCAACATTCGACTTTGCGTTGCTTGTTGAACGACTTATATCAACGAGTTCTAGCAGTCCGCTTGTCGTTCTGTTTGCAGAAAAGCCACTCCAACCGACGGTGTTAGAATAGCTTATCCCGTTTTTATCAACTGCTAAAACTGTGAATGTGGTACCGTTTACGGCTTGAATTTCATAATAACCGTTATCTAAAACGTGAGTGCTGTTTAAATCTGCATCGTTATAGACAAAATTTTTGAACGTAAGAACGGCAGTAACCGTGTAACCGTCAATAAGTGAGATAGCTGTCAACGAAACATCAATAAACTTGCCCTTATCTGTTGATGTTCCGTAATTCTGAAAACTTACATTGTAAGTATTTGATACCGTTGTTGTTCCATCGGTCTGACTGATAGATAGTTCACAATTCCAACCTATAGCCTTTTCTAAATTCTGCGGATAATCAGATACATAGCAACGGATTGAGTTTTGGATAGTCTCAACGGCAGATACGTTTATTGCTCTGTCTTGACCGCTCAAATTATACAGTCTGATAATATCACCGGAGACTAAATCATGACTGCTAGACATGGTTAAATTTAAGCCGTTTAATGTAAAGGTTTCAGATATTAACTCACCTCGCTTTCTGCTGTTGCTGTCTGTTGCCGGAACTTCCTTACCGCTTGATGTTACCTCGGTTGAATTAAACCAACATCTATGAGCATCATGGCTTGAAATGTCAGTGTTTGGATCTGCTACCAACACATCAATATCACTTCCGACGTATGACGAAATTGGGGTGCTTCCAATGTACATAGTGTTAAGTGACCAGTCATAAAAACCAACACCTTGACAGAGTAACATAGACAAATATCTTACATTGTCTTTGTAAAAATAATGTTTATCTGAAATGTAGTCTGGAAATGCTTTAACCAAACCAAACTGTTCGGGTATAGGATCTTCCAGTTTTGCTTTGTTCCCCTGAGCGTTTGGATCATAAATGCTTGAACCGCTTTCCTGCGACTTATCATTTGTTTTCAGTTTTTTCAGCATAACCATTGTGTAGACTGCAACGGCTAAGGCTATGATAATCATTGCGATACTAAAAAAACCCTGTGGTTTGATCACGAATTTTAGGCACTTTGTTTTGCTCAGTTTAAACACTGACCATAAATCACACGGTACTTCCTGCCCGTCTGAATATATGGTTACATTGTCTTTTAAATTTTGTAAATTCAATCTTTGTAATGAGTGTTCTAACAGTTCTAAAATTGTTAAATTTGACTGATCTAAATCAAACTCTCTGATCGGATTGTTATCAATGCAATTACAGATTTTAACTTTCATAAAACAACCTCATTTTTTCGTGTCTAAAAATTCTCATGCAAGGATTCATTTTAAATGACTCAAAACAACTGCCTTTTTTGCTATCCGTATGCAATATATGACCGTAAATATACAACCCTACATGGACTAAAACAGAGTGCTTAAAATAGCAAATAACATCAAAATCTCGCGGTGTTTTAACCTCGGTAAATGAACCTTTTATTTTATCGTACCCGACTGTCATTGTATCTTTTTGACAGTCAGTGCATAAGTCTAGTTCGATGTTTAACTCATTTTTATAAACATAACAAACCATACCCCAACAATCTAAATGTGGGTAAACTCTGCCGTTCGGGGTGTGAATGTTATGTAGATATTTTTCGATGTTAACAGACATACCTTAACCCCTTGAACTGTTTAGCCGTGTACCTTTTATATGGGAATTTTGCATTTAAGGTGTCGTGCCATCCTGCCGTTATCGTTGCACCTTTGGTTGTAATTTGGCAACTTGTAACAAACAGCTTTAATGTATAAATCGGTGAAACTGCGGTACTTCCGTCATATTCCCTTGATGTATCGAACGGTAAATACTCCAACAATGTTAAATAGCATGGAACAGCACCGCTCATAACAGTATTGCACAATTCCATAACTTCACCGCTGATTGAACCTACTCCAAAAGATAAGGCTGAACCGCTTTGATTTGTCCTTTCCGGCAGATTGATTTGAATACCGGATGATTGAAATTCTTGCAGTTCGCCTTGATCATCCCTCGCCACAAAATCGTGATAACTTTGAGCAAAACAAATAGGTTTACTTAAACTTTCACAATCAATCTTGATAGCCATAACGGGTGCATCTGTGCCCTGTGCATTGACAATGGCAAGTTCTGTAAAGTTCGGTTCGGGGTTCTTTTCCGGTAAAACGTCATTTGCTAGAGTGATGTAATTTTTGTAAAAGTTTGTAGGTAGTTCAAAAGTTCCGTTGTATTTTCTGCCTTTTGTGATGCACATCTCGGACATATACCAGTTATGATTATTCGTCCCTCTATCATCGGTCATAAAAGTAAACCACTCTTCGTTGAACGAAAAAAGATTTGAAAAATTGCTTGCGTACCATTCTTGGTGCCACGTTTTTATCTGCTCACCGTCAACGTACATAACCACATCTGACCATATCTCGCCATTCTGCTCATAGAATGATAACTCTACTGCTAAATGGTGCCAACCCTGCGCACTCCAACCGTTACCAATTACCTTTGAGGCTAACCACGGTAAACGCTCACTTTCAAAAAAGATTACAAAACAACTGCTTTCGTAATCTTGATGAATACTCCAACACATCTGCGAACCGTCCGGCTTTGATTCGGTGTCGTCGAGGAAACCTCTCATACAACCTTGTCCGTATTCAATACTTCCGCTTTGTTGTGGCATACCTTCTGATGTATCTCTTATTCCAAAATACAATGGGAACTGTTCCCAGTAGCAACCATTAGCGTTTGCTTCCGGTGTGTACAAAGTCCATTCAAAAGTTAAATCCAACGGCAGAGTTGCATTGTGCCAAAATGAATTATCAAAAAACGGAGGTTTAACCCCATAATAATGAACTGTTTTATTTTGATCATTCCATGGCACACCGTTTACGACTGATACCCCATCAACTTCTAAATGCTCGGTATAGTACGGATCATCAATGCAGTTTGCATTTATCAACGTGCCTTTTAATACATTCAATTTACCGTCTGCAAAGTTCATAAGGAATAGGGTATCATCATCAACTGCGCCCCGTGTTCCATATACAACATCTGCGCTTACTTTGATTGTTTTTGACAAGGTAATCTGCCCGTCTGCGGTTGTTACATCACATGTATAAATGGCAGTTGCTGTAGGTTCAACAATAATGCTTGCAGTGGTTTCACCGTTTGACCATAAGTAAGATACTGCGGAACCATTAACAGTTAATTGAACTGAGTCTCCGGCTGTGATTTGGTCGGAACTTGCAGTTATGTATGGTGCTACGGTTAATTCTGTAGCCTTGACATATTGAGTATGATCAACATTTGAATAACTATAAGTTAATAAACAACCAAAATTTAATTTTCCTTGTAGTAGGCATTTTTCGGCTGTATCGTCGTAAGTGTAAACAAGGTTATTGTCTATATAACAATATAAATTTGTTCCCTCGCGTCTTAATTTGTATTTGTGGTAATCATCACTATCAAAGTAATCGCCTATTATGTAGCTAGTTCCGTCAACTGTTAATTCATATTCGCTGAGCGTAACCATATCATTGATATTAATCGGATTTGCTCTAACAAAATTTGAAAATTCAATCTCTAATTCATATTCTTTAATTATTCGTGACTTTCGGGAAACAAAACAAAGATTACGTCCTCCATTGTCGTCTATACCGCAATTCAGTACATAAACATTCGTATCACGTTCAGTATAAGTTGCAGTCTCTGGAATAATCAAAGTGTTTGCCGGAGACAAAATCCAGTCTGTCTCGTCTGCTGTGTTATTAAAACTCTGATTTGAAAAATCAATATCGAACAATACTCTAGGCATAATATTCGCTCCATGCTTGATCGAACTCTACATTATCAACGTCTAAAGTCATGCTGATTTTATAACACGCACCTATGCTATTACGGCAATTCAAAGACTCTGTAATCTGCCCGTTTTGAATCCGCACTTTTCGGGCAATTATCGGATCTGTAGTTTCTAATCGGTCATTTAATATAGGTGCAATAAACCAGTCGCACCCGTGATTGATTGAGTTTTCGTAAAAGTTTAGCCATGTTTGATAGTCAATAATATTGTTAAACTGCAAATTTACTGACAGTGTGTGCGGTGCATCAACAGATAGCAAACGCTGTCTTACAGTTCCGTTCGTCATGGTAGTACGGATAACCGACGGTGAACGTTTGAGACTGTAACTGCTTTGTAAAAACTTTGGTAAAGTATTAGGGTAATATTCCATCTTTTAATATCCTTGTCTTGCTAGTCCGTAAGTACCACTCATAGCGTTTGCTACCTCACCGCCATTGCGTATGTTTGCAACAATAACATCAATAATTGTCTGCTGGTCATTGTCCGTTCTCTGCTGAACTTGTCCGGCTCTTGAACTGTCTTCTATTAAGTTTACTGTGACATTGTTTCCGTTATTTTTCATCAATTCTTCAGTATCTTTTCTTCCGGTAACTGTTGCCGGACCTCGTATTAATTCCGGTCCGATTTCACCAACGAGGCCAACCGCACCGCTAGGGATATAACCGCCTTTGTCGTATGCACCGCTATAGTTTACAGATTTCAACTGACCGATGATCTGTAGACCTTGCCCAATTACTTGCGCCCATGCAAGTAAATTTGCCGGATATGGTGCAGCCATAGCGTTCATGGCACCTTGGTACATTGAAATCATAGAACTTGCAACAGCAAAACCTTTCTGTAGAGCAAAAAGACCCTTGTATATACCGGAGTTCTTCTCAAACCCTTGTGCAACGCTACCAAAATAATCGCTGATTGCTTTACCTGCCTGCGAGTAAACACCAACAATCTGTGTGCCTGTAAGTTTCGCTTTTGAAAAATCACCGCTGATTAAATTCGACCAATTCAAATTGTACTTTGCGATTTTTTCAGAAAACTGATCAAGCACCGTGGAGTCGGAGTTCCAATCTTCCTCGCGTTGCTTCATCTCCTGGAGGGCCTGATTACGTTTCTCAGCTTCTTCCTTATAATGTTCACTGTATAACTCTGACAGTTTATCCAGGTGCAGTTGTGTGAGTTCTTGCTCTGTGGTCCTATACTGCTCTTGTGTAATTGCGTTCTGCTCGAGTGCAGTTTTTAAAACAGTCATTCTATTAGCGTATGTGCTGTTCTCTTGCTCAATAGCGTCTAATGCATTAAATTTCATCCGCTGAATTTCAGCGTTCAAATTTTCATAGGCTTTTCTTGCTTTGTCTGTTTCTTCTGCCAGCTTTCTTGCGGCAGAACTTGCGGCGGTACTTCCAGAAGTTCCGGCTCCCGACATTTTGAAAATATCGTTGTAATTTAAAGATTTTGTTTTTAACGAATTTTGCAGATTTATTCTTGTTTGAATTAAATCATCATAGGCTTTGGCACGTTCTTGATTATTTTTCTTTTCAATATCTGCTAACTGTTTCTGAAAAGCGTCTTCTGATGCAAGTTCCGTATTTTTCATTTCTTTATTTGCATCAGCAACACGCTTTCTTTCAGACATATAATAGTCTAAAAGTGGATGGCCCTTTGGCAGTTGCAGAATTGCAGAAAGGTCAACTTTACCCGATTTTTTAACGAGTGCAGTATTTTCTAGTCCCAATTCTTTAATTTTAGCGAGCATTTTAACGCTCATATCGGCACGATTCATAACCTCGTATGTAGTGCCGTGAACAGTTTGCGCTATGATAGATCCGGCCCTTTCAGCGTATGCTTGTAACTGTTTATACCATGTGTCTAACTGTGCTGTAATATCTCCAAGTCCCAGGCGAACAAAGTCAAACCACCCCTCGAAGTATCCTATTTCAGCCTTACAAGTTTTTTCTCCGGCATCAGATAAATTTGAGAAAAAATCAGAAAACGGTTGCCACAAATTCGATAGGCCGTTTGCTATTGTGGAAAATGCACCCTTGAACGCTCTTACAATTCCACCTAACGCTTGCTGTACTTCTGCGGATTTCAACCATTGTGTAAAGCTGTCTAATGCTCTCGATGCTGTATAGATACTGTCTGCAATTTCCCTACCTACATCTCCGGTTGCGATGGCGGTCCACATATCTGACCATGCGTCTGACAAATTCTTAGTCGCTCCGGTCATACCTCGCATTTGGAAATTTAGCGTTTCAGCAAAGTTATTTTTTGAAATATCATTGATATACTTCATTATGGATTCAGAAGTATTATCTATAACAGTCTTCTGACCTTTGTACGATACTTCAATTTGATCACCCGTAGCTTTTGCAACAATACCAAGCTGTTTTAATGCTTTCACTTGACCGAGTGCAGCACTTGTAACGACTTGCGATACACTAGCCAAAGTGTTATTTGTTCCCACGGCAATCGCTGACAACGCTTTGATGTTTTCTTCTGTCGGAACAATACCGCTCTTATTCAGATTAACAGCGGCCGCTGTTATATCATCGAACTGTTGTGGAATTTTTCGACTTAAATTATTTAAGTCATTAAATAAAAGTTTTGCATCTTCAATATTTCCTGTAATCGCTGAAAGGCTTGAAACTTTGCTTTCATAGTCTTTCAGTGAATTAACAATTTTATTGAAACTTGCAACGGCAGAAAAGGCCCCCGTCAATCCGGCGGCCATACCTTTAAAAGAATTTTTTATGGAGTTTGCACAACTTGCAGATTGAGTTTTTAAGGTATTTAATGATTTGGTATATTTTTCAGTATTTAAACCGAGAACTGTTCCAGCGTAATTAACTGTTTTAGCCATTTTTTATTTTTCCCCTAAAAAAATTTTTTATCTCATCGGCAGTCGTGTTTTTTTCTGAATTTATATTTTTTTCTTCCTCACTTTCAGCTTGTAGAATTTCCAACCAGATGTCAATTTCTCTACTTGGAAATTCCAACAGCACAGTTATAGGAACCCCGATTTCCCTTGCTACTCTTG